GATGTGGAACATCGCGTATACGTCCGGGTATGAGGATGCTATAGCGCAGCTTAGTCAGCCAGTAGATGCACCGTCGCAATGACGGGAGTTAGGACGCTGCCGGTGGACAGCGGTACTGGCTTCCACCACCCTACCTAACTCGGAGTAAACATGGAAGAAGAAAAGAAGCCTCACGTATTCTTGGCAACACCTATGTATGGTGGCATGTGTACAGGGTTCTTCACACAGTCCCTCATCACTGCCGCTAAAGTGCTTACAGAGAACAACGTAGAACTGTCTGTGTCGTTCCTCTTTAACGAGTCACTCATCCAGCGTGGTCGCAACCTGCTAGCTCACCAGTTCATGCAGAACAATGCAGCTACTCACCTGATGTTTATAGATGCAGACATCAAGTTCAATCCTGCTGACATCGTTCACATGCTCAGGGCAGACAAGGACATCATCTGCGGCATCTACCCTAAGAAGGAAATCAACTGGCATGCAGTTGAGCAAGCAGTCAAAGATGGTGTACCTGTAGACCAACTCAAGAACAAGACTGGTTCGATGGTGGTCAATCTCGTAGGCTACGAAGGACAGGTCACAGTGCCTGCTCACGAGCCTCTGGAAATCTGGAATGGTGGCACAGGCTTCATGCTTATCAAGAAAGAAGTTCTTGTGAAGATGAAGGAGCAACTTCCTGCCTACCGCAACGATGTAAAGGTTCTGTCCGGTGAAATCACAGACTGGATTACCGAGTACTTCGCCTGCGCTATAGAGCCAGGAGTGCAGAGACTTCTGTCAGAAGACTACTACTTCTGCTGGAAAGCAAGAGAGATGGGTATCAAGATTTACGCTGCACCCTGGGTCAACCTGGGTCATTTCGGTAGCTACCTCTTTGAAGGTGGCTTGCTGCCTAACGCTTCTTAGCCGTACGTGCAGACCTACGGAAAGCCTGGGCAGTGGGATATCCAGCCTGTCCAGGCTTCTTCGCTGGCAAGCCTAGCTCTCGCCTGCGGTTGATGTTGTAGTACAGGCCGCGCTTAGCTTTAGGTGTCTTCTTCATCTTTTGACTCCCCAGAAGTACAGGTCATGTGCTTGATCGTTAACTTCAAACTCATACTGGCTAAACACACTTAGGTCACAACTAGACCTTACATCTTCTTCTGTGATGTTGGCATAGTAGTCACCGCAGTAAGGAGCATCTTGCGGGTTACTCCTGCGCGTACCATGCTCAGCCCTACCAGTGGTTGCACAGGAGAAGAACACTAGCTCTTTGCTCATCCTAGCCATATTGTTGAACGTCTGTACCCAGTTAGGGTTGTGTTCGAAACACTCACAAGATGCTACAACATCAAAGCTGCTGTCAGGATAAGACAAGTCCTCACCAGCACACACAACGTCTACATCAGAGCCAGGACCGAGGTCTACACCTGTGTAATCGCAATCAGAGAAGAACTGACGGATAGAGCCGTTGATGTTCAGGCTACCAACTTCCAGTATCCGCTTGCTAGCAAACAACTCTGGAAATCTACTCTTAACTCTAGATACAAAATCAACCTGTGCTGGGTGGCTCACCGACAGCCCCAGCGTTTACGAGCAGCCTTTCCACGCTCACCCTTCCACGACTTGCTGCGAGCGCAGAAGGCTTTCTGACGAGGACCAGACTTGGTAGGAGCTTTAAGGTTAGAGCCTGTAGCCCTGTTTGCCTTAGCTCTACCCTTAGCAGTCAGGCCAGCGCCTTTGCTTGCAGGCAACTTCTCGCCTCTTCCTACAGACAGGTTAGGGAACTTCTTACGAGCCATCACACATCCCCTTACATTCTTCTTCAACAGAGTCAAGCCTACGCATCCAACCTTTGCCAAACGTAGGAAAGGATGACAGAGATTTGTAGAAGGCTTCCCGGTGGTGACAGAACTCAGCAATGATGGTTGCAGGCTCTTTCTTCGCAACTGCTGCCAAGGTTGCAGGGCCGATACTGCCGTCTTGCTTTACTCCCACAACCCTCTGTAGAAATTTACTAGACTGACCAACACCAGAGTTAACAGCACAGTCAAAGACACAAAGGTCAACGCCGCTAGGAAGGTCATCACCGCGCACAGCATCCCAGTAGCGTTTCTTGTAAAGCGGAGAAACCTGCTCAACAGTGAGCGAGCGCATGTCTTGCTCTGTTGCTGGTCTGCCGATCCATTCTTCCCAGACACGCTTGGTCACTCCCAGGTTTGTCATCCCGCCTGGGTCAGAAGGGTGATTGACATAACCGCCCTCGTACTTGAGGACATGAGCTAGTGACTCTTCCCAGTTCTGTTTCATTTGATTGGCGAAGCCTTAGAGAGAAGGTCCGTCTTTGCTTGTGAGCCAGCAGAGGAGCCGAAGTAGTAGGCAATGATGCCAGTCCAGGCTGTGCCTAGCGAGCCTAGCATCATGGTCAAAGCAGTGTTGTCAGCCACGGACATCTGACCAAACATCATGCCGCCAAGGATGGCAAAGAATCCTAGCGTGACAGAGCCTGCGAGCAACGGAGGAACCCACGAGCGTGTAACCGCCTGCATCTCTCTAGCACTCTTGCGGTCATCTACTGCCAGCTTCTCAAAGTTCAGACCAAGCTCCTGCGCCTGCTTAGCAAGCTCAATCTCTGCAATCTTGATCTGGGCTACTTGATCTGCTGTGAGCTTGTTGCTGGAGATGATGTCAGTTACCTTGTCCTCATCTACACCTATGGCTTTGGAAATGGCAGACACAGCCATACCAGCAAGAGGGCCACCCAGCGCAGTGGCTACGGTAGGAGCAATCTGTTTAAGCCAATCCATGCTTACCTCGCAGTGGTGACTGTGCTTTCACCTTTAGTGACCTTGACAACCTTGTCCTCAACAATGACCTGCATAGGCTGCTCAGACCGGTCTAGCTTGTCCAGTTTTTCAATCAGAGACTTGATAACTTCAAACTCAGGCTTTTCTTGTTTTGGAGTAGCGCCAGCAATACCGTTAAGCATGGCTATGAGTGCGGTCAGAGCAGCACTTACCAAGCCAATAACAGCGGCAATCTTGGACTCTTCCAGCATCAAACTGGCACCAACACCAACGATAACGATGGCAGTGATGTAGGCAAGACCGTGCTTGCCGATAGCCTTACCAGCGACTTCTTTGGCAGTGCTTTGCGCCTCTAAGCGGCTTAGCTCTGCCCGAGCTTGCTCTCTAAGAAGTCGAATCTCATCCATTACAGACCCTCTCCAGGCGTCACGTAGATCGTTGCTGTCCCAGATGCAACAATAGCAGACACATACAGTGTTGCTGTAGATGTTGCTTGGATTGGAACAGTGAAAATGTTCGTCTGGTTGTTGTGAATGACGAATCCGTACGCAGGAGTTCCAGCGGTAGGTATTACAACAGCGTCCGTACTGGCAGTGCCGAAACGAATGAACACGTCAGCCGCAGTGCCATTGTGAATTCGAACTTGGTTGGCTGGACTGTCTGATAAAACAGCAACCGTGTTGGCAGTGGTTGTTACGTTTATCCGAGTAGATTTACCCATCGGCTGAAAAGCAATGTTATTAGCCATCAGTACACCTTCTTGCCACCACCAGACGTAGGACTCATCTTGCGGGTGAAGTAGTCGTTAGGCTGGTTGTTCTTGAAGTTCCAGACGGCCTGGAACCCGCCAGCAGGCATCTTGCCGGGGGTGTACTCCCCAGGCACGCACAGCTTGTTCTCAATCACGCCAGTGCCAACCTCGGCATAGCTACTAACCGTTTTTACCTTTGGTATCAGCTTCATTTCTACTCTCCTTTGCTCGGACTACAAGATATGCAAAAAGGACATAAATAGCAAGAGTGGAGACTCGCTCCCACTGCGGCCCCCACATCACCCAACAAGCCAGCCCACCACTGCTAAGCAGCGCCAAGATGGTGATGAGCCGGTCCGTGATGACCTCAAGACCGAGCCTGACAAACCTCAATACCTGTGCGTCCATGATTACACCCTCTATGTTGATATAGCGGAATAATCATATCATCACTTATCCTCATCTTCATCTTCTGTCATGAAGCCAGAACCCCACTCATCATCAGAAATCTTGGCCTTCAACTGCTCTAGCTTTAGAGCGCGGTCAACGACCTTCATCTTCTCTGTGATGCTGGCAGTGCCGTCATTCATGACTGCGCTCAGAAGCTGATTTATGTGCTTCTCAAGCTCAGGATTGATGCCTGTCTTTTTCCTGCTCATCGCTTGTCTTTACGCTTAGCCTTACGTGCCACGCTCAAAGCGATAGCAATAGCCTGTTTCTGAGGACGACCACTGCGAACTTCTTTGCTGATGTTCTTGCTGATGGTCTTCTGCGAAAAACCTTGTTTCAACGGCATGGCTACACCTCAACGCTTGGGTTTACGCATCTGCTTGCGAGCAGCTTGCATACGATCCATCTCACGCTGCTTGGCAAGCGCACGCTGGGCGTCACGGCTACCACGCATTTCGTTCTCACCACCCATACGGGTGTCACGCGGCTCAAGGCTTTCTTCTTTCATCACTGTTCTCCAAAAAAGTTAACAACACCCTCAACCCCTCGCTCAACACCGGGAACTGCATACCCGATGACG